CTATTCAGTTTTATCCGGCTTGCCGAAACCGTTAGCAAATCCATCAATAATTGAAGTGATTGACTTCGTGGCTGTTTCGTTCAAGCCGGTTGATGCAAAACCAGCCCACACTCCGAGTACAACATCTTGTACAAGTTTGGTGTCGTGTGTGTAGAACGATAGCCCTACTGCTACCAACGCACCGACAACAACCGCGATCAGTGGCAAGAGATGATTAGCGACCTTAGTTGGCTTTAAAACTTGTACCACGAGCCAAGTTACTAGCAAAATTGCGATATTAGCATCTACGTTAAATGTCATTTTATCTCCTTACTTGATTGTAGCAAACGCCTTCATCATCCAAACAGGTTCACCACCAATTTGAACTTGAACAGCTGTTGCCGTTTGGCTTAATACCTTGTACTTACCAGTCAATGTGAAGTACTCCATTTGACCGTTATTTCCCTTAATTGTTTGGTTACTCAATTTGTGGCCATAACGGTCAGTCAACGTAAAGGCGCTGATTGGCATGTAATTATTGTAGTCGATAACTGGAATGCCCATGTCGTTGTTCACGCCATAAATCTTGTTGTTCCAAGTTGTCCAGTAATCAGCCACATATACACCACTGAATGTTGCGTACTGTGTCTTAGATGGCTTAGTTGGTGTCGTCGTTGATTGTGATGGCTTAGCAGCTACTTGTTCAGCAGGCTTAGCGTTATCAAGACTACCATTAACCATCACGTTGCCATCAACACCGTAGTGGTTATCAGCGTATTGCCAAATTTTGATATTCGACATTTGAGGGAACCAATTCATGTCTGGTCCTGCTTGATGTGCCGTTGTTGGATATGATGCGATCCAAAGTGCATTAGGATAGCGGGTGTTAATGCGGTTTAAGTCTACATTTTGGTTCAAGTAATATTGACCTGAGTAGAGCATAGGCTTGTAACCTGCGGCGTAAATAGCGTCCATGAACGTCAAAATAGCGGTCGTGTTGTTAGCTTTGTTGTAACCTGCACCTGCCTCATAATCTAAGGCAATATATGAGCCTTTAGCCAGTCCCGCATTCTGTGCATCTTGGACAGCTAGCTGCGCATGATAGGCTGCTTCACCAACAGAGTCACCAAATTCACCCCAGAAATAGCCCGCAGTTTGCATGCCTGCTCGGTCAGCGTTTTGGATCTGGTTAAAGGCTTTAGGGTTAGCATAATGTGCGCCCTCACCGCCACCGCGTCCACCTAACTTAACAATGGTAAATTGGTCATCAACTTGTTTAAACGAGCTGAAATACTGTTGTGAGTCGCCCTGGTAACTAGCGACATCAATCCCGTTTGTATTAGCTGATACACCTGTTGTAATGGCAATAAAAAAAGCAACTGCCCCGAATAAGGCAACCGCTGTGCGTTTTAATTTATTCAATTTTCAAACCTCCTTGTGGCTAGGCATTACGCTTAGCTTCGTGTTCTGCTGCTACATCTTCGACTTCTTTAAACGTCTTGTTGGGAACGTAATCTGAAATCGGTAACTCACGGCACTTTTGATATATCTTCTCGCCAGTTCCGTTGCCACCTAAACCTTTATAGGCTTGCCATGTATATTCTAAGTCGTCTAACTCACTCAAAGTAATGGTACCACGAACGATATAGTGACCGCCTTTCTCATAAATCTGTGAATGAAGTGTTGCTAAACTAGCGTTTTTCAACAACTTAAATTGTCCACTCCAAACTTTGATCCACCCAAAAATTGACGTACCAGTCAAGCCTAAAATCAAAGCCCCAAACCAACCTATTTCATCAAATAACTCCTTTATCGCCATACGAGTTACTCTGCATTTTCTGCCGGAGCGTCTGCGATAAGCGCTTGAATTTTCGTCTTGGCTGCTGCCTTGATGTCATCTTCTGTTGATGTCAAACTAACACCGTCTTCTGGCGTTACCTGCAAGTTACCATTCAAGCTATTTGGAAACGTGCCGGCGTTAAATGAAACTGAAGCGTACTTCAATGTCAACTTACCGTCAACGAAACTAAATTGTAAATCTCCAACTGTCATATTCATGTTAATTCTCCTCTGCCTTCTTAGGCTCTTCTCGTTCCTTTTCTTGATATTGCTCAACCAGTGATTCTAGTTGAGCTTTAACAAGTGTTAATGTTGCATTTTCTTGTAATAATTTTTGAATTACTTTATTTGTGTCTGGTTGCATAATTAAGCTCCTACCTTTGTGCTTAGCATATTCTTAGAAACAATTTCAACTATCTTATCTAACTTTTGTTGACCGTTATATTCAAGCCATTCAGATCGACTGATGACGATTGCGCCGTCACTAATAGTAGTACCATCATCAAAAGTGACACTAAATGCTAATTTAACTGTGTCGTTGCTCGTATCAGGAATTTCATTTTTCATCTGGATATTGTTCATTTTATTTTTTCCTTTAATCTTTCAATTTCTACATTTTGGTCATTCAATCTGTTTCGCAAATCACGAACAATTGGAATTAGTGCTACACCTATCTTGGAATACTCAACACCTTCAACTTCACCAGTTTCAACGTTTCTACTAACAAGATGTTCAAGACCTGCCTTGACCAAATCTTCAGCAATGATACCGTAATATCTACGATTGCTCATATCAATCGTTCGTTCTGGATCAACACCAATTTCGTGGAACTTATCTAGTTGCTTGCTCTCGAATTTGTCGTGCCAAGTAGCTGGGTCAAGCGTTAATAATCGGTTAGCCGTTTCAGCTTGCTGTTCATACTCAATATCTAACTTATATTTCGATGAGGAAGATGAACGAACAATCGCACCGTCTAATGAAATGTACATATTTGCACCATTAGAGGTAGTTGTACTCCATTGTAGTGGTAAATGGAAATAATTAGCATAGACCTGAATTCTATCACCGCCTGTTCCTGCTATCATATCTGTAGCTCCGACGTTGATAAATGGGTTGGTATTTCCAAACTCCTTACCACCTGAAATCATAACACCGTTACTTGATCCAGCTACTAAGGTCTGTTTTCCTTTCTTAACAAGTAATCCATTATAAGCTTCTTTACCAAGTATTGTCGGAACTGAGTTACCCTCGGTAGCGATAGCAACTCCATTTGTACCAAGCAAAAGCGCTCCCAAAGTACCGAATGGTGTATTATTATTGCCCACTGAAAAATACGGCTTATAACCCGGATCATTTAGTCTCGTTTGAGACAGGTAAAGCCCACCATTTGCCAACGTCGAGTAGCCTAAATAATCCTTTGTTGAGATGTATTTCTCATCGATATTAATGTCAATGCCACCTTGAGTATCAAAATTCGTGTTATAAATCCGCCCCCGCTGAAACACAGCTTGACCAGTATTCAAATTGATGTTCAGGTTAGCACCAGAAATAGCACCAGATACAATGTTACTTGCATTCAAGTTGGTTATATTCACTTGGTTACCGTTCAATGTCCCGACAGTGATGTTAGAGGCGTTAAGATTGGTAAAGTTACCACCTTTAGCATAAAAGTCGCCAGTAACCGTTGTATTACCATCTAGCACAATATTCTTACCAGCAATTTGAACACCAGAACTATCCTGATTGATTAAACTAATAATCTTACCGTTGTTGTCTGTGATAGCTGAACTTATCTGTGATGTTGTCTGTGTCTTAATACTTGTGGCTAACGTGCTACCTGTGATGATAGACGTTTTGCTCAACGCTGTTTGGAAGTTAGATGAGATGTTACCGCTTGAATCACGCACGAAGTTAGATATACTATCTGCTTTCTGACTAACTTGTGAGATACTCAAAGTTGTATCGTTTGGAGCCACTGAATAATCAGTAGCTTTAGACCCAATTTCCAACTTAACATTGTCAACCACTTTCCAACCTCTGCCATCACCATTACTGACAAAACCAAAGCGCAGTCCAGCTAAAACCCTGTCCGTTTTCAAAGTGAATGTTTTGGAGTAACGTTTCCAAACCATTTGACCGCCGGTTGTATCAGGCGTTTCATGCTCAGCCATTATGCCTGTAATGGCACTACCAGAATCGTCAATACCGTAATCAGAATGTTGATAGTACGCCTTACCTGCTACTGAGAAATAGTAACTAAACGTGTAGGTAACGTTCGCTTTCAAGGTAACTGCCGTATTTAATGGGTACCAACCAGATATATCTTTAGCAACCTGATTTGAAATATTATCAATCAACCCCATTTTGGTGTCAAATGGCGTTGGCCTAGTCGTATCACTACCATCTACAACACTGAACGTACCCGTAATATTGTTGACAGGAAATTCAAAGCCACTATTTTCCAACAAGTTCCTGTTTTCATAACTCATGCCATTAAAGTCTGTCTGTAACTCGCCAACAGTTGTGGAAGCTCCGTCAGCCGTTGCCTCAACCTTGGTAAACCTTGTATTTAGTGTTGACTTATAGTCATCATAATCAGTTTGACTAACTCTTGCAGTGATACCCTCAGTATGTTGTTCTATGGTGCTTTCGGCTGCTTTAACTCGTTTATCATTGCTTGTCTGATAATTACCAACCGTACTAACTGCACCCTCAGCTGTTGATTGTGCTTTTGAAATAGCTTGGGTTAAATCGCCAGTCTTTTGGTCATAATCTGTTTTAGAAACTTTCTGAGTGATAGCGTCAGCATTGGCTTTTATGTCAGACTGTGCTTTAGTGATTATACCGTCTGAACTTGTTAATTTAGTAACTGCCAATGATGCATTATCAGCAGTTAGTTGTGCTTTTGCTGTGGCACTAGATAAGTCTTCTGGAGCAGGCGACCATGCTGTTGGAAGTGTTCCTGTTTCTAGCTTAGGTAGTTTAATGTATATATCCAAAGGAACTGTAGATACATTAAAATATATAATTATGGCTGATGAAGTGCCTGTCATTACACCACTAGAAGAGATTCTTGTCCAATCTGTTGGCATATTTCCACTAGGAGTTGTGGATGATGAGTTTTGCGAACAAAACCTACTCATATAACCAGACCCTTTGATGTCAATACTCATAACCCATTTATCGCCAGATACAAGAGCAGTGCTTGATCTCCCTGTTTGTGAAAAGTATATTCCAGTAGAGCCAGCTGTATTTCCTGCTGGAGCTGTGATGTGCCACATTTTTGTTCTTGAATCATAATCTTCAATTGTATAGGAGGCACCACTATTAGTAGATACTGCCCATAAAGATTTTGAATTCAATAGCAGGTTACGCCCACCGACGGACAAATTGTTAACCTTGGTAACCGTTGCATCAAAACCGTCAGCACGTTGTTGCAGTGTACTAATATCGCCCGATTGCTTACCTTGTGCAGTTTGCAAATCACTGACAGTCTGTTTAGTTCCATTAGCGTCAGACACAATCGTGTTCATTTTTGCGTCTTGCTCACCGTCTTTTTTCTTGATAGATACAATATCTGTCTTCGCTTGATTAGCGGTTTGCGTTGTACTTGTTAAATCAGTCTGGAGTTGACCAATCTTAGTATTGTAGTCAGTCTTACTAACCTTAGTTTTCAGACCATCAACTGCTGTTTGTGCAGTAGATTGAGCTGTACTGATACGACCGTTTGCGTCTGTTTTATAAGTGCTAAAGTCAGATTTCACACCCGACACAGATGTTTCAATAGTCCCCATTCTAGTGTCTTGCTTACCATCTTTAGTCTGAATATCAGTGATTGACTGCTTTGTTCCATTTACATCACTAGTGATTTGGTTAATCTTATCAGATTGACTGTCTTGCGTTGTCTTGATATCACTTATGCTTTGCTTAGTTCCGTCAACATCACTTGATATAGTGTTAATCTTAGAGGCTTGGCTCGTGGCTGTTGCTTTGATATCCACAATATCTGTAGTCTGTGAATCGGCAGTTTGTTTAACCTCTGTATATTTTGATGATAAATCGCCAGTCTTTTGGTCATAATCAGTCTGTGATACCTTTGTTGCGACTAGACCTAAAGAAGTTGTGGCGTCCGTTTGTGCTTTAGAAACCTTACCGTCATTGGTATCTTTGTACTGTGTGATGGTTTCTCTAATTTGGTTATCTTTAGTTGTGTAATCTAGTACAATGTCTTCTGGTGCATTAGTCCAATCAGTAGGCAGGTTACCTTGTTCAAATTTAACCCTATAGTTACCGTACGTTCTACTAGACACACGAACAAAGTAAGTATTAGCGGAAGTTGTAAAGGTTCTTTTTTCATAGTCATTCGGCACATCAGTGGTTACTGTTGGACCATATATACTAGCTGATCGATCTAAAAACAATTTATTTGAATCGTACTGTCCTATACCTGCCCAGTAATTTTGTCCTGATAATAAGGAGCCCCATGCTTGGAATGTGTATGCCGTATTAGGTAGAACAGCAATATAATCAGATGTCATTTCCTTGTTAATGCTGTTCGGGACAGCTAAAGTGCCATCTTTGCCATTGATGTAACCGGCTACTTGTGTTGCGGTTATATAGAGGTTTCTACCACCAACAGAAATAGCATTAATCGTATCATTAATGTCACTTTTAGCCTGATTAACTGCATTAGTGGCTTTAGTGTCTAATGCACTAACTGCATTCTGTCGGTCTGTAACCTCTTTGGCTATTGTGTTTAGTGCGTCCGACTTAGCTTGGTTAGCATAGGTTTGTGCTTGTGAATTAACAGTAGCTACCGCTTGAGTACGTGCTGATGCTTCACTGGCAATGCTGTTCGTTAAATCTGTTTTAGCGGCTGATAAAGCACTTTGTGCCTGCGTAAACTGAGACGTTGCCGCACTCTTAGCACTAGCCAATGCCGAGTTTGCTTGTGAAGTTGCCTGTGACTTTGCTGTGCTAATATCACTTGACAGGCCTTGCTTAACTGCATCAGTGTGTGCGTTGGCTAGTGCGACTGCGTCATCGACGGCAGTGGATATGTCATCAGCGGTGGTTGGTGAAGCGAGCAACTCCCATATATCACCATTCCAGCGGTATATTTCAGTACCGCCATCTGGCAACTCTTTGAAAAATACATCACCAACCTTGGGATTAGCAGGCTCTGTGTTACCAAACGTTGTGCTAGGTCTACCAATCTGGTTAATCGTCCACTGTGTTTGACTGCTAGTAGTGTCTGCAACAGCATTCAAGTTGTTAATCTGTGAGGTGATGCTGTTTGAACTTAAATCATCACCAAGCGACAACTCTGTTTGGTCTGGTGATAACAGATCATACTTAACTTCAAACACACGTGTCTTATAGCTCAAATCTCTATCACCGTGCATGATTAAGACTGTGTCACCAAGTGATAGCCCACCAACATCAGCAACCGTTGCCGAATACTGAATTTGTGGGTGATTAACAGATTGCAGAGTTTTGTATGCCGAATTGATTAAAACATTGACATCATCAATATCATCATACGTTTGTAGCAAAAGCCTAGCGTTCCCGTTAATCTGTCCCCATTCAGCCGTAGCGTCTGGGTCTGATAGAACGATTGATCCTTTTGGTTTATCTAATGGTTTACCTGCGGACTTTTTCCATTCAACATCAGCAATGTTAATTCTGCGACCATAGCCATCAGGTGTATCAACTTCTCCGTTGTCAATTTCTTTACCCTTGCCGCGTGGCAAGATAGCCGTGTAGATGTTTGATGTATCGCTTTGACGTTCAACTGTCAGTAGGTTTGAACCACTTGCAAACACCTTTGATGTATCAGCTCCCTGACGTGCTAGATAGTCCATATAACGACCGCTGATGGCGTTACCTTGTATCTCAATATAAAATACAATCTCACCGCCTAACAGGTCTACAACTTTGCTGATTGCGCTTAATCGGTCAACGTAATAGAAATTAGTTGTCGCTGTGCCAGAAACGTTGACGTTGTTAAGCTCCCAATTTGAACCATCGAGTGCAATTTTCATCAGATTCAATGCACTTTGATTTTGTGGTCGCTTATCTTCAATATAACCATCGGTAGCCAACTCTTGATAAGCTAACTCATAGGCTGAATAGTCGATTGTTTCAGTGTTATCAACACGTTCTGTCAAGCGCAACATAATAAACTTGCTGTCGTTTAATGGGTGCGGTGTCGCCACATACTTTGAACCGCTTGGCAACGCCTTGCTTGCAGGTAGTGAGAACTCAAACGTTGTTGCCGTGTTAATTTTAAAGTTTAGATGTGCTGCCGTGAAATCATCATTGGTCAGCACTTTTATAATTGCTTGCGTTTTATCAAAAATATAAATCATAGTGCTTTCACCCGATAAGACAACACAATTGAACTTGCCTGTGTACTAGCAATTTTTGTACCATTTTTAATCTTGGCTTCAAAAATATCGCTGTTGTTGATGTCGATTGTTGCATTTACCGACTTTTTAACATTAGTGCTTGGTGTAAATTCTGTGACCGTCTTTTTTGTGTAGTCGATTGTGTATACATTAGCCGCCTTGAACGAGCCAACCAATGCCAACGTGTAACTATCAACCGTTAGAACGATTTTAGAGACGTCCGCCTTGTTGGTTAAGACAATCGTGTCAAATCCCTGTGCAAAGCTTAAAGACGTGTCAGAAACCGTTATAGACGTTGTACCAGACGCATTCTTTGTAGCGCCATACTTGTATGGGTCTGACATTGTAATCTCAAACACACCGGTCGTTGATAATTGACCAGCATTATCCAAGTTGTTAGCAGTTACAGTGCCATATCTCGTGTAATTAGTTTCATCTGCAAAATTAAAAGCGACTTCATTGCCTTGTAGATACTTGTTTAAGGTATCGTTTAAGGTATTGAAATCGCTATTTGTTTTAGCTGAAACCATATACTTCACACTGATTTTGTTTGATTCTATCCTTGATGATAAAAATAAGTCACCGTCTGCCAAACCAGTAGCCGTGGATAATGACCTTGTGAAGCTTGACCGTCCCTCAACGTTGAGAGTTTGATAGCCCACTAGTTCACTATCCAGCTTATGACCGTTGAACGTGATAGATTCACTCGGTAATGAAACAGCAGATGTTCCAACAGTCAGGTCCGTAAATTCATATAAGCTCAATGTGTGTCCTCCTTTCTGTTATAGTTGAATACTATTATTTCTTTTTAATAGCGCTGTTTTGCCCTGTTGATTGTTAATGTCATCAACATAAGCAGTGTAACCGTGCTTATCAAAGCCGATTGTAATATTGGCTGGTTGTGTCGTACTTGTATGATCTAATGTCATCACGCTTGAGTAAGAACCACCAATATTATTATTCAAAGCATTGATAGGGTCTCCAATGGCATTTGTTGCTAGATTTCCAACACTTGTTGCAGCGTCTAAGATACTGCCAGCCATACCACTGACGTTTTTCTGTACTGTCTTGAAGTTATCAACCAGTCCAGCGTTCAAACCAGTCATGATTGCGTTACCAGCTGGGATAAGTAACTTACGGTCATACTGGATAGGACCCTTATGCCGCCTTATCCATGAAGCTATGCCACCAACAAATGAAGTTATAGCTCCCCAAACAGACCTCAAACCATTTAAGAATCCGTTCATGATTGCACTACCAGCTCCAAACAAACTGAAGTTCATCGCTGATCGTATTGCAGATTTAACACTATTCCATATTCCAGAAACCCAACCAACAACACCGCCCCAAGCACTACGCAAACTACCAAATGCATTACTTGCCATACTTCTAATTGTCGATACTATACCACTCCAAGCACCAGATATTGCACTTCTTGCTGAATTCCACAATCCACTTACAAATCCTGATACTCCACTCCAAGCGCCACGAAGTGAATTAAAAGCATTGCTTGCCATTGATGAAACTACAGAAACAATCGCACTCCATATTCCAGAAATTATCCCTTTGGCTGAATTCCAAATAGACGAAACAACTCCTACTATGGCAGACCAAATTGATTGTAGTGTGTGTACAGCATTGCTTGCCATCGAGCTAACAATACTAACGATTGTGTTCCAAACTGAAGAAACGACAGACGATACCGCATTCCATATTCCTGAAGCGATTGCTATCAATCCGTTCCATATGGACGATACAACATTAACGGTTGTGGTTACTATCGTTGTAATAGTCGTTAATATTACGTTCCATATTGCTGTTGCCACCCCCACAATACCATTCCATATTGCACTTATAATTCCAGCGAAACCGTTCCAAACAGCCACAATAGCATTAACGATTGTCGTGATTACCATTACCAACACATTCCATATTGTGGTAAACAAAATGACGTTTGCTTGCCATGCCGCCGATAGGTAAGGCGCTAGAAAGTTCCAAGCAGCTACAATTCCATTGACGATAGCAGTAACTACTGCGACTATTCCGTTCCAAATTGTGCTAAATACAACTACAATTCCTTGCCATAGTGCACCAAGCAGAACACCTAATCCGACCCAAGCCATTTGTATGCCTAATATAACTGTTTGTACGACAATCAGGATTGTATTCCAAATGTCTTGAAATATAGAAGCCAAATTAGCTAAAGATGACTGTAAAAACGACACAAAACCAGCCCATATTGCCTGACCCGTTTTTGTTTGTGTGAAGAACCAAACCAACGCAGCAACTACCGCTGTAATAGCTGCAATGATAATCATTCCCGGAAATGCTCCGCCTAATAACTTCAAAGCAAGCGCAGCAAGTTTACTTTCACCAGCCATGAACGTCAATGCTGAAGCAGCGGCTTGACTGCCGCTTATTACACCTGCTACGGCTTGTCCTATTACCATAGCTGTTTTTAGTGCAGTGTATGCTTTGCCGACAGCACTAACGATACTTATAATGGTCATCATTGTTTTCATTGCGGCTACAAATGTACCAATACCAATAACCAGCGGCATTATCCAACTAGCATTGCTCTTAACAAAGTCGAACAGCGTTTTAATTGTGTTTACAATTACAGGTATATACGTAGTTATCGTGCTGTTTATAGCGTCAAAAGCTGTGTTGATACCGCCTTTCATACTATTGATTAAATCAGAAATTCCGCCTAGCTTAGCGTTTTTTAGCCCGTTATCAATAGCTGTTAACGTTCCAGCTAAACCTTTTGTGACAGCCGTTCCTAAGTTAGTGAATGAGGTTTTAATTCCAACACTGTTTTTTCTTGCTAGTGTTGCGAACCCATTTTGTCCTTTATCCAACTCAACAAATTTCTTATTCAAGTCATCAATTGTGATACTGCCGCTTTGTAAAGCTTTATATAGGTCTTGCTCGGCTGCTTTACCTGTGAAACCAAATGCGTTCGCTGTCTTCCTAAGCGCAATAGGCATTGTTTCTTGTAATGTACGCCATGATTGCATATCAACCTTGCCAGTAGCTAACATCTGCGTGTACTGTTGCATTCCACGTGATGTGTCGGCAACGCTTGCACCAGAAGCAAGGAATGCGTCATTTAATGCTAATGCTGCTTTAGCGCCTGATGTAGCGCTACCTGTTAATGGTGCAAACTGTTGAGCAGCACTTGTAATTTCATTCAAAGATGTTGGCAGTCCGTCAATTCCATTACTCAACAACTTCATTGATTTTCCAGTATCTTGTGTCGAATATCCCAACGCTTTCATCACGACAGGATATTTGTTCAAGGTATCGAAACGATCTACGGCATTACCAACATTGCTTGTAACCACAGACAGCGCCTTACTAACAACAGCCGTTGCAGCACCAGCCACAGCACCAAATTTAATCATGCCCTTTCCGCCAAGACCTGTTGACTTGGTTGTGTTGTTGCCAAATGAATCTGCTGCTTTAGTCGCTGATGCAAAAGTCTTACTGAAATTCTTATCAACCGCAGATAATACAGCTTGCACTGAATAACTTTCCATTTATTGTCCTCCTTTCCTCTTTTGTTTTAATTCTTGAAGCTTTGCGAAACGCTGTTGAATAAGCGCCTCTTCTTCTCGTTTGCGTGTCAATTCGGAAGTATAATCACTCTCAAAACTTGCACGTATTTCATCTTCTTGTTCTGCTGTATTGTAGAAATCACTAAACTTTTGATAGCGTGGTTTAGGGTGCTTGTCACTCCCTTTTGTAGCCTGTACAGTTTGGTTATACCAAGCATGTAAAGCTATGTCTTCACGTCTCAAAGCCTGTTTAATAGCGTATGCTTCCATAGCTAATTGATAATCAGGCAACGTCATAGTCTCGATTTCATACATTTGATACACAGAAAAGCCTAGAAGAGTGAGGCTGTTCAATACAATTTCATGATATGTTTGCTCACTAGTTTTGTATTCTCCTGCATCATCATCATCTAGGCTTGTGCGTTTTTTAAAGCCACCTTGATTGCATTGGCTGCTGACATTTCTTTAGTTACATCATCAAACAGCTTTTCAAGGTCGCCATCATAGTCATCAATAAAGTTATCGACATCATCTTGTGATGGACGGAATGCTTTGTTGGTTGAAGCGGCTGAATAAATAACATCTGCCAATACGGCTGGGTCTGCTGTGTTAAGTGCTGGGATAGACTTTGTAAGACCCATACCAAACGAGGCACCATTAACATCTAGTCCTGCCACCTTATCCAATTCACGAACAAACTTCACACCAAACTTCAATTCTACTTCTTTATTGTTGATTTTAACTTGCATGATTTCTCCTTTTATCGTCTCACTTTAATCGTCTCTGTCTTTGTGTTATTTAATTATTCGCCAGCTGGAGTAGTACCGCCATTCACGCCACCGTCAGCCGCTTTATCCCAAGCTGTACCACCGTTGGTTTCTGCATCACCTGTGCCTGTAACTTTATCCAAGCCACGGAATACATATTCAACGTCACTTGACTGTTGGTCTGATAGTGCAGTCCAGCCACGCTTTGGTGTGCCGTCAACAGAGAATGTGACATCACGAGTTGAGTTATCATCAGCATCATTGTCGTTGCTGTCTTCTGATACAGATGTTTGTACATACCACGAGAAATACTTGCCCTCTTCATTCTTACGGTCTTTGTGTACGATCCAAAATTCCATCTTGTCGCCATCTAGCAAACTATCATAGAATGCGTCTGCAATCGCTGATGTGTTATTAATAAACTCAATCTCAAGGTCTGTTGAAACACTTGATTGTGTATTAACGTTTCCGCCTTTAGTCACGGTTGAATTACTGTCTCGCGATGGGTCAAATGACAATGATGTTTGCCATGGGATAAGTTCGGCTTCTTTTGTTGAAGCGTTACTCAATTTGCGTGCGAACGCTACTGCGTTGACACCTTTTAATGTTGATAATGCCATTAAATAATCTCCTTTAATCTACTGTAAATTCTAGTTGTATGTTAGCGCGCTGATACGTTGTGTTTGGCACTGATGTATCAATAGACATTTGCATGCTTTGCTGGTTTACTTGTCCATAAAATGTGTATTTGTCTGTTTGAATATATCCAATCGCCAGATTGTAAATGTAATCAGCTATTTCACTAACTTTTTTGCGTTGTTTCTTACTACCCCATACGTCGATTGTTAAGAACACATGGTCATTGCGTGAATACTTAGTTTTCGCACTGGTTTGTTGTGTGTTACCAATAACCACAATTGGATAATCAACCGGCTCGTCTTCAAGTGGTAAATAATCATAGACATTGTAGCCGTCACTCTGTAACAAGTCGTAGTAAGTATCGAACAGTATTTTTTGTGGACTAATCATTTGAGTAACTTCTCCAAATCTGACTTAAATACCGTCTTTTGTTTATTGAAAACAGGTTTTAGCAATGGTTCAGCAGCCATGAAACGAGTTCCTAATTCGGTATATTGGTTATACTCCATACCTAAGCCAGTTACACCGCTCATACCGCTATCCTTGAATGAAACACCAATGCTTTTCTTTGTATCGCCGGTTGAATACCCCTTTGTAAATACGCTTGAAGCATTAGACATTGCTTGTTGTTGCATTTGTGTGGTGTTACGTTTGACAACACTCTTGATGTCACCAGCCGATGCACGTGATAACAGCGCTTTACTTAACTTATCAACGCCAGTAACAGAAAAACTTATATTACTCATTCATCTCACCTACAATCAACGTGTTATTCTTCAATGGTTTCCTCGTTGTAATAGGCTTATACTTCTGTTCTAAGCCGTTTACAGTGAGATACGCCCATTTATAGTCAATGTCATTTACAAGCCGTATAACAAGGTTTTTGGTAGTAATGTCGCCGAAGTCTTGCACGCTGGTTTCCGTGCCTGTTTCAGTTATGTTAGCTATTGCTTCACCAACTAATTCTGCTCCGCCTACATAGTCGCCAACCTTTGGGTCATAGTGTTCTGTGACCTCTGAATAAAATTGAATATTGTCTGGAAATCTCATATCGTCACCTAGATAAACAAAAAACGACCTGAATTGTTATCTTTCACGCCGTTTTCATCTTTCCAAGCATCAATATCATTTGCAAACTCATCAAAATCATTTGCACTAAATGTAATGCTCTGTCCCTCTTGTGTATACGAACTCATACCCTCGTTAGCAAGCCGATTATAGCGCTTTACAGACACTTCAAGTGCAATATAGTCTAAGACATCAGGGATAGAGACACCAGCCTTTAAACCCAATTTAAATGACAATGCTTGCGTTGTGTTTTTGATAATAAGATTGAGAATATCATCACGCTTATTATCTTTGATTTGTAGCATAGTTTTTAAATCGCTAAGTTCCAAATCATCACCTCCTTAATAGCCGCCCTTTTCAGTATTATTTATTTTAATAGCGACGTCATGTGACTATTCTGTCACCGTAACAGCAACTTCTGCAGTGAATGCTCCGCTAGTAGCTGTAATGGTTGCTGAACCAATAGCGACACCAGTGATAGTACCGTCATTTGTTACGGTTGCCACAGCCTCATCGCTTGATGAGAAAGTAGTTGCCGAAACCACATCACTAGCGTCTGATGCGTTAGTTGGGTTTGCAGCAGCAGTCACTTGCTTAGTTGCACCAACTTTAATCGTTGCCGTCTTTTGACTTAATGTAATACCATTAGCCGTTGCTACTCGCTTTTGCAACAACAACCTTTGTTGGGTCGTACAAGTAAGCCGTGTAATGTTCATCAGCAGTCATTGGAGTTGTCTTGTGTACAATGTCTCGGCCTGTTTCAACTTCGACACCTCGCTTCATAACCAATTTCAAAGCTGGAACACTTGGGTTTACCTTAATGAAGATAGCTTGTCCTGCTGTAACCTTGTTAGATTCGATAATTTGCACGCCAAGCACTTCAAACTTAGTACCATTTACCAAAGCATTTTGTGCAACGTCTGAACCTGTACCCTCTGCACGTGCTGACTTACGCAATACTGCTGCGTCTGCCGGGTTAAACACCCCTACAACAGGTGAATCATCTTTATCACTATTGGTTGCAAATACTGTCAATGCTGCTTGAACGCCATCTGATGTTGCAGAAAAATCGACGCTTTGTGTGGTTTCCGATGCTGCTGCGAGAATGTCATTGTCAATCTTGTTAGCAATCGCCAGCCCTAATTGTTTTGTAGATTCACCCACTGGGTCGCCATAACCAGACAATACTGCTTCATCTGTAATCTCTGTACCCTTTGCGGCTTTCTTGATAGTAACGCTCTTAGTCGTTGTACCAAGCTTATCCATTGGAATTGCAGCACCCTCTGCAACATCTTGTGCATCACCAATGTAAGTGAACGCAGGGAACTTCAATGTGTCACCTGAACGTCCTTGTAGTGTTGAGTCAACACTTGCCAATGGTGTGAAGCGCATTGCTTGCTTAAATTCGTATGATACGATTGGTGCCAATACTTCTGGATTTACCAAATCTGCTAGTTGTGTTAATGTGTTAGCCATTTATTTATTCTCCTGTAATCTGTTTAAATTGTTCTGGGTTGCTCTTTGAGAAAGCAACACGTTCTGCTGCGGTCATAGCGTTAAATTCCACCTTGCCAATATCACCATTGATTTTTGTTGCGTCATTCTTTGGTGGGTCTTGACGTAGACGGTCTTTAACACCATCGTTGATACCTTGTTGAATTGCTTGTTGTAAGCCGTCAACAACGGTTGAGATTTCATCAGCATTGCCAAGCTTAACCAACGATTCAGCTAAATCAGTAGGCAATTCACGTTCTTTCAACAGGCTTGATACATTGACCGTTAATTCACGTTGGTTTAATTCTTTTTCACGTGCTTCAAGGTCTGCAAGGCGTTGTTTTGCCTCTTCTTCCGCCTTTTCTTTAGCGGACATTGTAGCCAACTTCTCGCCCTCTGTCTTGCCTTGTTGAATTGCTTCAGCCAACTGTTTTTCAAAGTCAGCCTTTTGTTTTTCCAACACTTTTGCAGTGTGCTTATCCATCAAACTGTCAAGTTCACTCTGCGTTAATGTCTTAGTTTCTTCGTTTTCCGGTTGATTTTGCTCAACTGGTTGCGTTGGTTCGATTGGTTCTGTCATGATAATTTCTCCTTTGTATTAGTCCATACACGTTGATTAGCGCTTATATTGCCCCATGCACGATTCAACCCACACACGACACGCTAACAACCCATATACGCTATGTAACAGCCTTTTAATGTCATGCTTAGGACAAAATAAAAACACCAACTTTCGTCAGTGTTCAAGTTATTCATAATAAGCTGCTAAACTGCAGCGGCAATTCGGATGTTGCGGGTAATTTGGTTCATGATCTATTTTGTAGATGCCTTCACCTCGTAAACCGCCATCTGACGCAGCGACACAATAACGACATGCACGCGATTCAGCCATCCACCTGACATATTCAATGTCATTTTCACGGTAGCTGTCTTTCTGCGCTTGCCCTATCACTCGTGTAAACTCTGTTCGTGCTAATCGTTCGGTGATATACCTAGCGTTATCTTTGTATTGACCGTTTAACAAACTTCGCAAACGCCTTGCAATAACATTAGAGTTCTGTCCTTGAATGATATTGTTAGTCAGCAACACGTCCAATTCAGCTTTTAAACTGTCTGTGTTCTGCCATATTCTTTGACTAAAGTTAGCACCATCAACCTGTGCAGCCACTATTTTAAATAGCTTATTGTGTGACATTGGCACGACTGTTGAAGCTAGAATACCAGACTGACGTGCCTTTTCTGCTACATATTTGTCTGATAACTCTTTTTGCAAGTCAACATCAGTATCAACACCAGCCTTAACCAGAGATAATGCAACCTGTGACTTGAGATATTCCAGTCTATTAATGCGCATTGTAGCGTTATAGACTTTCATTCGTCTATTCACTTCGGCTGTAAAGTCTGTTTTAGCAGCATTTCTGCCTAACTTGTCACGCATTTTGTTAGCGTATGCCACTAACTCTTTGGCTTCACGTTCATAAGCTCCAATGTCGGCAGTTTCAACAATGCTACGTTCAAAGCCACGTAATTCAAGTCTTGCATATTCGGATTCAATCTTACGCGTAATATCATCAATGGCTAAATCATACCGTCTTACAATATCATCAGTGTTCGTAGCCTTATTCATGTAAGCTTGCTCTTGTTTGAGACGGTTTTCCCAATATTTATTAGTTTGTTTCGGTCTCTGTGCCATTTGTGTCATCTGCCTTTTCTGAATCTACTTGCACACCATAACTATCTCTAGCTTGTTGTACCTGTGTAGCCTGTTCTTGCGCTAACAAATCAGTAATTTCACTAGGGTCAGTCACGTTTGGTAGGAACTGATACAGATACTCTTGTGGTACTCTAGCGCCTGCACTAACCACTTGTGCAATGGTTGTAACGTCATCAACCGGCATGTTATCTGTAAACACAAAGCTAATCTCATTAGGATCTACGCTCATACCACTTGCTGATAGATTTTCTAGTGCTTTGATGATGTTATAGCGTTGATACAAACCGACTTCAAAAGCCTTGCGTTTGGTACTTGCCAACTCAATCGTTCCCAGCACCTTATACTTCATAGCTACACCACTAGCGTTACCTGCAAAGTTTTCGTCTGTTAAATCAGGTGTGTGTGAGAACTTATGAATATCATGTGCAAGCCTATCCTTGTATGCTTCTGTACCAGTTACGTCATATTCTTTGTGGATATAGCCGGCGTCAACGTTCGTCTGTTGACCTGTCATTGATACGCCAGACTTCAATAGCAACATGTTAGCCGACTTCATCGACTTTAACATTTCCATTTTGTCTTTAGCTAACTGCATTGCTGCACTCTCGTCTGTTGGGTCAATACCACTCATCATGCTTGAACCTTGCAACAATGTATCAATATCACCCTTGATGACAAGCATAGCGTCATTCAAATCAGTCATGTAGTTGGCTGTGTCTGATTGTGCTGCATCATATAAATCAATCAGCGGAATAACGTTCTCAAAATCACCAATTCTAAACTTATTGTTCTTGTACTCAATCATTGGGAACACGTACAGTTCACTTATTTCATCTTGTACAGGTGTGCCATTAATTGATGTTGGTTGGTAGCTTGTGTATTCTGTTGAAGTCCACGTCTCAACACGATACTCGTTTGAGATAACATCATCATCAATGGTATCAATCAAATGGTAGCGCACCGCCATAATTGGTTGCGGCTCAACATCTAGCGAGTAGATGATAAACGTTTCTAGTGGGCTTAGCGACACACTGTGTTCAATGTCATCACGTCCTCGGTACACATACTCATAAGCACGTCCAAAACGTGTCATATCTAAGAATAGATCACTGTTAATCTCATCAAAGTTGTTGATGTTTTCAACTGTATCAAGTCTCATGTCATCATCATGCTTAACAGAAATTGCATTACCAACGCTAAATGAGGTTTGAAAGTCAGCAATGTATTTACCAAATGAATGTACGGCTCTGTGGTCTGCCTTGTCTTCATCAACACGGCGGCTCTCTTGTTCTAAAATACCAACGTTCAACCCTTTGTAATACTCGTCTAATCGTTCAAGCCGTGGTCTCTGATACTGATTATGATGTTTGACAAACTGCATAACACGTTGTGGCGTCAGATTATCAAAGCTGTCTTGATAGATTAAATTAGCTTTTTGATTATCACTAAAAATCTTTTGCATTGTAACTCCTTTATAGTCCTAAATTCTTGACGGCTTGTGCACGCTCTTGATAGCTCATGTAGTGATTATTAATCATAAACGTGAATGGCTCCATTGCATATCGCAAAGCATCAATAGCGTGATTATTGGCGTCAACTGGTTCATTAAGCCAATTCCCCATCTTGTCCTTTTCATATACATAGGTGCTCATTTCTTCCCACAGTCCCTCAACGCTTGGGTGCAAAATGTAATGATATGATTGCATGAATTGAATACCTTGTACCACACTGCCCTTGCCTTTTCCTGCTGCTTTGATGTTAGGTACGTTGTAAACACCTGCCAGCTCTGCGATTAGTCTTTGTTCGGCACTATCAGCGACTATCGGCAGACCATAAGCTTTGTGTTTAGCTAATGATTGCGCAATGTCACGCGTCAACATGCCTTGCTGGTATATTTCGTCATACACGTATACAAGTCTATTTACTTGGTCAATCGCCATGAACACACCCGCTGTGGGATCGTGTTTGAAACCAAAGTCAAGCCCTATTGTTTTAGGTAGTTTTGCAATACTTTCTAAACTAAAGTCTTTCTGCTCGAACAACTCTTCGAATATAAGACCTTCTGCTACACCCCACTCACCGTCAACAGCAACTCTTGCTCGATTAGGATTAGTCTTTTTCATGTTAATCATCTTTGCAATATACTGATCATCTAAGAATGGATTATCACGATATGTTGTTGTTAGCGCCAGTGAGTCAGCAACCTTTGTTTTTTCATCAAAGAATTTACGTTTTAGCCAGTGATTTTCGTTCCATGGGTTAAACGTCAGTACCGTTTGATAAAAGCCATCAGGATAATCAATCACACCACGCATAGATTCATCAACTGTGTTAAAAGTGTCCTCTAATTCCAACTGGTATGATTCCTCAACCCACAAGCGACACAAGTTACCATTCTCAACTGATATTGACGTGATAGACAATGGTTTATCAGCACCACGAAACAATATCTTTTGCCCTGTTGGCTTATATGTTATTTCAGGTAGCGAACCATTGAATTGAAAAAGGCTACCAACGCCCATGCGATTAGCAACCTTTTGTAATAATGTGAATGTTGATTGTCTGTTAGTGTTTGCGTATCGTCTCAGCACAAGCCAGTTCACATATGGTTTTGTCACAATATCAAGAATGACCTTAGTAGCCACTCCCTCGCTCTTACCGCTACCACGGCTACCTTTATACGCTATATACCGTGCTTTACTATTAAATAAAGGCGCATAAGCCTTACTGACCATTTTAGGTAGATTCCAATTGATTGTAGACATTAAATATCCTCCTCAAATGGATTGATGTTAATATTGATGTCACTGTTATTACCAGATAGCAGTTCTGCTTTCTTTTGTGCAATATCAGCTTCAGCGCTCAACTTGCGTATCTGTTGTTCAACTAGTTTGTCATTGTTTGGATAACGTTTAAGTATCTCTTTCAAAGCACTAATTCTTGTCTTTAAATCTGCTTCTTTCTCGACTTTCTCAACACTCACAGGAGTTGCCACAACGACCGTTTCTTTCTCTTCACCTCTAGCTATACTAGTAAGCAGTTCAACGGCTTCTGTGTAGCTCATAACGCGTTTTGACGCTATTTCAGCCATGCGCTCTTCTATGTATGATTTAACCATAGGTTTTGATAGGTTTTCAGCGCCTATAACCTGCGCCGTCTTCTTACTATAACCCGCTTCAATCGCTGACTGCGTTGCGTTTCCAGTCTTGATATACTCATCAGCAAACTTCTTCTGCTTTGGCGTTAATTTCATGTCATTGTGTCACCTCCTTTCAAAAACAGTTAGTTGTAAGTCTTTTAATCGCAACACCATTGTAGTCAACAAGAGGTGTAATGTTTAGCTCAACATCAGGATAGATAATAGGACTGATATCGGGTTCAATTTTAGGCGCAGACATTTGTTTGTTAATTCCCAATGCACTATCTATCCGCTTACCTACTACACTGATTGCGTTGTTAATACCTGTCATCACATTCTTAATCGCAGTCCAAATACATTCTGCTTTATGTCTATTGTGCAAATACATTTCATGTCTAGCTCTACTTAATTGTTTATGTCTTGGGTGTCCTTGTTGCATATCATTCTCCTAAACATGCCACTCGGCAACTAACTTATCGCTATCATATTCAAGTGCATATAGCTCTTTCTTGGATAACGTCCAACCGTTCATAATCTCGTACTTATCATTGGGCTTAACCGTTCCAAGTTGTCGACTAATCACACCACCGTTGTCAACTGTCTTCTCGTTATGGAAGTGACCTTTATGTATCTCTTTACTGTGGGATAACGACCAGACACCACCAAACTCATTAGCCATTAGCATAGGTAAGTTCTTAGGTGCTAAGTCACCATGAGCTAACATGATACCCACGTTATCCAATAAATAAGCGTCACGGAATTTAATGTTGTTCTTAATGACTGCTTGTGGGTACTTGGCTTTCAAATACTCCATGAACATGTACTCCAAATTAGCACTATGATTGCCAGCCATTTGTTTGATGTGAAGCGTTGTACTATTTTGCAACGCAGCAGTTACTAACACGTCAAAGAACTGTTTAGCGTCCTCAACAGCTTGCACCATATTAACTTCATCAAGTAACGTACCCTTCAAAGTCTGTGATGACCACATCTGACTAGAATGGAATAGATCACCTAGCTGTTCAATCACAATCGTTTTGTAACCCTTATCGATAAGCTCTAACAGCCTATCTAAGTGACCTTTAACATCAAGCATGGTAGTTATACCAAAATGCAAATCAGGAAGCGGCACAACCAGATTGTGCGTATCTCGTGCAACCTGATTGACCGTATATGGCTTAACGTCTGCTTTGAACAGATTAGCAATATCCTGTGGTGTTAATTCATCATCGGATTTAGGCTTAACCGTAATCTTAGACTGATACAAATCAATCAAGCCATTCTCTTGGCTATTCTGCTGCCAGAAGTTATTGCGTGCTGATACAATATCCCAATCATCAGGGTTAAAGCCATGCGCTCTCAATACGAACTCTGGGTCTTTAGCCTGTTCAGAAGTCATCTGCATAGTAGTAGATGAGGTTGTGCTACCGTCCTTATTGATGACAATTTCAGTGCCACGTTTCACATCTTTGACTTTACTATTGGGTTGTTGATTAGGTGTGGTTCTGACACGTCCATTGGTTGAACCTGTGCTAAGATATTGCGATACCGTTCGCCTACTAAAATTCTCACCAAACTCATCAAACAATCGTTGCGCTATCTTCCTAGATGACAAGCCTTGTTTACCTAACTCTGCAACTCTATTCTTATGTTCATCAGTCCATTTCACGTAGCCCATCACTGCCACTTCCTATCATCATAAAAGGCATCTTTGCGCTTGTCTGTATTCGACTTGCGTTTAGATGCCTTCTTGTGTTTCGTATTATATTTTTGTTGCTTGTCTAGCCTGCGGTAGATGTTTAATTCATCATCACTAGCGACAAGGCCATACTCGTCATCTATTTTCATAGTTTCTCTTTTCAATAAAAAAGCACCCGTTAAGGTGCAGATATGTACGCAATCGCAGGCAAGCGACCGCTATTTGTTTGATATTTTTACAACCTTTTTATTTTTTACATAAAACTCTCCTGAAATAATGCCACTTCTATCCTGCTTTAACTCTTTTGTTTTTTTCATAACATCCTCTTTTTGTATATATAAAAAACCACCCATCGGTGGTTTTGAAATTACTTTCTTAATAACATTTGTTGAAAAGTATTATCATTAACGCTTTGATCATACTTCGATACGTATGAGTTCAATTCTTTTTGTGATTTTAACAGATTGTGTTTAGTCACTTCCCTAGAATTAATTGCGTTCATCAAAAACTTTTTTGTGTCAAGATTATCTGATGTATACGAAGATTCTAAAATTGTATAGCCATACTGTCCATCTTGATTTACAACTTTAATATTGGGTTCATCATTTGGAATGTTTGAAACTGACAAAACATAGGTTTCTTTGGCTTTGCTGTTTATATCACCCAACGAAACTAAACAAGTAACAACTTTGCGTCCATCAGCAGAAAAAGGTATCGACCGAATATAAATTTTGATATGTTCAAACGCTTCCTTGGTAGGATAATCGGACAAAAACAATTTGCATTGATTCACAATCGTGTCGAATAAAAAATTACCCTGATCGTCAGAAGTTGCATAAGATCCGGTAAGACCAATAATTGTATTTTCGTTCAACTGTCTAAACTTCGAAAAATTTTCACCTCTATTTAGGCCATCATCAACCACGGCTCTTCCATCTGAAACAACGGTAAAAAAATCTCTATTATAAACAAACGATACCAAACTCATAATAATTCTCCTAATTTTTAGGACAATTATAGCACTTAAAGTATTAAGTTGTGCGGACGTACCGCAATGTGAATGTCGGGAATCGAACCCGATCAATCCTACCGCTTTGCAATTTGAATAAATTAAATCGCCCAAAGCGTATCATTCACCCACAGAAATCACCTAACTAGTATAAAGTCGCTTTCAATTGAATTAGCAACTACGGTGATAACTGAATTGACAGGGCAAGGATTTGCACCTTACAAACGATATTTCTAACCCAGTTGCTCATGTAAGGTACTGGAGCGGTCTGTTCCGCGACCTGTCATAATGATAGATATTTCAACCTATCGTATTTTTACATACACACTGGCTTTTTCCGAAGCGTGTGTAACGTTGCTTTTAATGGATTAGCAATAACCCTGTTTCAAATTATCTCATGTTACAAATATAACCCTATATTTATGCATAAAACTGCATAAAAACCGCAGTGTTATAGGACTGCACCTAATATGTGTTTGACTTCTGTACGCCAAGCGATTGCTGTTCTTTCAGATATGTGAAACTGTTGCGCTACCTTTACCCACGTGACAGACTTGCTTGCATAATAATACGCAACTACTTTCTGCTTGTCTGGCTCAAACGTGGCTATCCAGCGCTCAACATCTTCCTTTTGCTTTTTGAGGATATTAAGGTATCTATCCTGCTCAAGACGTATCACCATGTCATCAACTGGACGTGTGTGTTTATTCTGTGCTCGACCACCGCCGATATTCTCATCAACTTCTTGACTGTCATACCGTATCGTTTCTATACGCTGTTTAATTCTTAATTCGAGACGACCAGAGAAGTAGTCTCTCAAAATGCTATCAACTCTATCCGCCATGTCACCCTTTCTACTCCACTGGTAACTGCACCACTTCTGCTACTGGTTCAGTCATCACTTATCTCCTCCGTGTAAAAACTCATGAATACCATTGCCGGTGTCATCAGGACTGATACGGTTGGTGTCATCGCTCCATTCTGCAATGTACTTGTCTGCTGGCAACACTCTGATGTGTCCGTCTGATGTGTGGACGGTGTATATTTCAAAACCATACGCATCAAAGTCACCCTGTTGATAATTTATTTCAGTAACCGTGACATCTAACTCTTCTCCACGGCCATTTTTTATTTTTTTACCAACTTCTAAAACGTATGGTTCGTTTATGCCCTCATAACTACCACTAGGAAACACAGCTCCCAATCCCACGCTCTGTAAACTAACTATTTTCATGACTAACTCCTTTTAATTTTGAATACTTTTCAATAAACTTAGCTGCAAAATCGTACTTATTACCAACATTGTCACGCCACATATTGATGTCTGCTTCAATGTGATCTATTGGCTCATCAATATACCGACTAACATTAAACTCTTTCATTGTCGTCCTGTTTTGCGGCATAACATTTACTGTGCTAAATGCTAAGAAATCATTTTTATCATTCAGTAGATAATAAACATTGTTGACTTCACGGCTTAAACTATCACCATGAATAACGATTGCGTTGATACCTCGAATTGATAGATTGAATAATAGAAAAGGTAACGCACGTTCTGATTTTTCTTCTAATACCATATAATCATCTGATGGTTCATAGAAAAATGGGTTGTGGTTATCAATCAAATCATGCCACCAATGACGGATAGCAATTCCCCCTGTACCAGCCGCTGATTCAAAATAAGTATCTGCTTTCCCAACAAGTTTCGTCATAATGTCAGAAACACTGTTTGGCGTGAAATCTTGCTTCTTAGTCTTGCGCTCGGACTGTTCACTTTCAAAATATTCGTGAAACCAATCAAACGATGTATCGCGCTCAACTTCCAAAAATGCTTTAAACGTTTGCTCACGTTGTTCACGATTCATCATGATTGACATTAACTTGTTTGGAACTTTGAATGCTTCATCAACACCGAGCAATTCATTAACTTTTTCGCTGGTGAATTTCATCTCATCACACTTTCTACAACTCGCCCATTGCTGATGCGATAACCGGCAGAATAGGCAATCTTTTTAATCGTGTTCACGCTGATCATAAAATACTGTGCAAGCACGTCGATTTCAGTAATATTGCTTCTGACCAACTCCCTTAATCTGCGCTTGCGTTCTGATGTACGTTTCCGTTCGGATTGCGCACGTGTATCAAAACAATTTGTAAACGCCCCCGAAACTGCTGCTTGCTTATTGACACGTTCGATTGACTGTTTTTTGTATTCTTCGATCGTCATTGTATTCACCTACTGACATTGCTTTTCTTGCCACCTGTTGCAATAATTTCTGTCTTAACATGATGTGTCTTTTTAAATTCATATAAATATTTCTTAGCTTCACGTTCTGTATCAAACGCTCTCCAGAAATCATCATTCACATAAATGCTGTAATATGTTTTCATCTCATCACACTTTCTAAATTTCAATCATCTTGCCGTGATTACCTAACACGAAGAATCTACCAACGTTTTCACGGTACAGATAACTGATTCTTTTAATAATCGTGTCACGTAGTCGCTGATGATACTGTTGGTTGTCGTATTTTGTATCGTAGTGCTTAACCCAATCAGTATCAGCTAGTTCTTCCAACTTATATGAATACGCCTTACTATCGTCTTGCGTGATGTTGTTCAGGAAGAAATACTCATTTTTAATTTGAACGATATATCCTGATTTACTCATTTCTTTTTCTTTCCACCTGTTGCAATAATCTCTGTCTTAACATGATGTGTCTTTTGGTATTCTTCGATTGTGATAGTTATTTACTCCGATAAAAATCTTCTTCTTCGTTCATATCACTCACCCACTCTCCCATAATCGCCGATCACGATCGCTTTCTTATCTGGTGACGTTAGCGATAATATGCCATTTAGCCTTTCAGCATGTGCATTAGCTCCCTCAAACGTGTCGAAAGTTTCAATTGTGCGTCCGTCAATTCTCATGTCATATTTCATGCGCTACCTCCATTTCATATATTTCTAACCTAGGGTTCACCTTGTCTACATAAAAGTCATGGTCGAACCCTTTTATATTTTTCACGTTGTCATTGTCCAAGAACACGCGCTTTCCAATCTGTGCTTTCTGCATACCATCAAAGATGAACTTCTGCGTAAACGTCCAGTTATCAGGGTCAATACGTCTGTCTGGCAGATACCAATCAAACTTTAACTTTGTTGGCCATGAGAACGATACATTATCAGTAATTGCTTGTAAAAAAACGTTTCTGGCATAGGCAGTAGCTGTCTTTTTTAGTTTAGCAGCGATAAAACGATTTTTACGTTCAGCTTCAATGTATTTATTGAGTGTGAACTGCTTTAGTATATTTGGATCTAGTATCACCTTATCCATGTACTCATCACACAATCTGCAATGCTTCTTTAAATCCGAACTCGCTACGTTTCTTTTCTGATCTACCTTTTCCAACTGTTTTTGAAATCGAGTTATCATTTATATACCGTCGGCATGCGATTGCGTCGCCCACAAAGTAAATATTTTTAGTCTTCGTTCCGACTACCTTTTGCTGTGTCATTGTTTTCTCCTATATTCAATCTATGCACCCTAGCAATGCGTTCATCTATCTTTATGCCATTGATATGGTACTTGCTTAAAAACGTTTCAATACCGAGTGAGTGCGCTTCATTATGGTGTATTCTACATAGTTGCACTGCTCTATGTTTCAAGTGATTCGTCTTGCGTCTATCCACACCTTGACCAATCGTGTCTAAATGGTGGAGGTCGCTTGGCTTCTTACCACATATCACACAACACTTGTTCATCAGACAAGCATATTCAAAATGTGCGACATCTTCCGGTTCTAATGCGTCCAGTGGTTTAAAACTCAAAGGCACGTTATGGTCGGCTACGAAGTCCAGCATAAATGTGATGAGGCCAGCCGCTACCGACTTCTCAACATCTCGCAGTGAAATCGTGTCAAGCTCCTGCCAATACTCGTAAGCCAACTTGAACCACTGTTTGATGTATTCCGGTGCATCACCAGACCACTTAGCAATGTCGTTAAACATGGCGTAGATAAACCGCCTTTGCTTAGCGCTAATCTCTCGGTCGTCTCGCACTTGAATTTCAACCAAAGTTTGCTTAAATAGTTGAAAAGTTGATAAAAACTGGTTAGCACTTTCCTCGTCTTTAAACCTGAATATGATTTCGTTGCCAGCTTTTTGTGTTGGGTACGCCTGAAACTCTCTCATGGCGTAACCGATTAGAATGGCAGCGCATCATCTGAAATGTCGATTGGTTTTTTACCCGCTGTCGCAAACGGATCGACACTATCTAAGTTGCTTTGTGTTTGTGTTGCTCCTCGTGGGTCAAGCAAATCAAAACTGGTTGCATTTAACTCGTTCACGTAAACGCGTTGTCCGTTGTTGTTTTCATAGTTTCGTGTCTGCCACTCACCACCTAATCCAACTTGTGACCCCTTGTGTGTATAGTTCGCAAAGTTTTCAGCCGCCTTACCCCACATCACGAAATTGATGAAATCTGCATCAGGTTGTCCTTCCGACTTAAACCGCCGATTAACCGCGATAGACCCACTTGCGACCGCTTTTCCTGATTGTGTATAGCGCATTTCAACATCTTTTGTTAGTCGTCCTGTCAAATTAACTTGGTTCATTTGCTTGTTCCTCTGCTTTCTTGTGCCACTCAGTGACTTTTGCTAGTAATGGTTTGTAATTCTCTTCTGTCACGAACTTCAGTGCTACAACATTTGCGGCTTTTAACGTAAAGGCCATCATGTCTTGGCCGCTAAGTTGTGATGTGTCTGTGATTAACTTTTCCAACAAGACCAACTTTTCTTGCGAGATAGTCTTATTAACCTCTGGTTTACGTTTTGAGCTACCTGCGCCGTTTCCGTCATCATCTACATCACTTGCGATACCAAACGCCATAGACAAGCTATAACGACGTGCATACGTCAATGCTGACCCCTCTGCTTGTGCCGAGTTCGTCCCACGGTTTCCAAGATCGTCTGCCACTTTTGATCCCGACAAGTCCAATGTCTCACCATAACCAATAATTCGCGTGAACATCACGCCGTCTTGCACAATGTTCGTGAAGAAAAACTTTGCTCCAGACGCCTTACGTGCTTTGACGATTGCATTGATAACCGCATCTAATGTCACGTAGCTAGATTTGAACATTGGGTTGCTCGCATCTTTTTTTGGTTGTTCGATGTTGTTTTGTGTTTCAGCTAGTGCTTCGTATAGATTGCTAAATTCTGTCATTTCTCACCCCTGAACTCAATATCGTTCGCTTTCATGTAGTCTGCCAAGCCGTTAAGTTGTTTGCTAGTTGCACCGATAATATAGAGTGTGCGGTCGTATTGCTTTTCTGGTTTTGGTGCCTGAACGACTTCGCCATTCTCATCAACCAGTTTGTCACCGACTTGTTGTGCGTTTTCCGTGCGGGTTTGTTCCGCCTTTGCTAATGCTTCATTGTGGGCTTGTTCATCAGCAAGACGTGCTTCTTCTCGTGCATTCTTGATTTCATCATCACGATGCATCTGCGCTTTGATGTCTGCGAAGTCTCTTAGCCCCAACATTGAGAGATATGGTGTTGGATCAATTCCTAATCCACTTGCTTCAATCTCAATCTGGTTTGTTTGCAATGCTAACAATTCATCATCTTTTTTCAGCTGAACAATTTGCGCATCAATTTCTTTGATCATGTCGTTACGGCTGTATGTCTTATTGAGCCACTTTTCATTGAATTGAATGCGTACCCAATCAACACCTTGATCGTTAGCAAGTGCCGTTACATCATTCATCACAACTGCCTTGCGACGTTCTTTGCGTTCATTCTCAACTGGTAGCATCTGATCCTTCATCAAGTCAGATGCTGCTTTACCAGCCTTTTCAATTAACATCATCTTTGGCTTAATATCAGCCCAGTTACCCAATAATTCCTTTTCGATCTTTTTGCGTTGATCAGCAATATCCTTGATCGTTGCATTCAATACTGATCGTTGTTGTTTTGCCGTGTCATAGCTTTCTTCAGACACTGGAAACTCACGATACTTGGCTAACATTTTGTCAGTATTTGCTACTAAATCATCAATATTTGGTGCTTCAATAACTGCTGGTGTTAACTTTGTTACTTGTAAGTTACTAACCACTACATCATTTGCCATTTGCCTTATTCCTCATTCCTTGATATTATTGAGGTACGAAATTTGGTAGAAACCATTTCATACCAACGCCTTAACAGTCCGAGATGTTAGGCGTTTTTTACTACTTCAAATCCCCAGTCGCCACCTGTATAAATCAAGGCTTGCAGTCGCGAATTTACTTCTTCAAAAGTGCGGTAAATCTTATTATCTCGTTCAACAATCTCGCCGTTTACAGCGCGTACTGCTTGGAACCCATAACTGTATTTTTTATTTCTCAATCTCTTACGTCCTCCAATCCGACAAACAAAATTACGTTGTCGGGTTTTTTTGTTACTAATCGACTAATTAGCTTGTCGTTGTACATAGCCCCTAATTCGCTCCGTGTGTTGTTTGAAGTGATAATGGTACATTTAGTCCGCCTACCGTTTTCGTCCACCTCATAGCGCCCATCAGCCACTCTCATGTAGAACTGTTGCAAACGCTCCGTTGCTTGGCGTGCTGAACCTGCCATTCCGACTTCTGAACCAAAATCATCAATCACCAGCACATCAACTTCAAGCATTGACTTTTGAATACGCTCTAACTTTGCTCGTGCTTGATTGTCGTTGAAGTCGTACATCACTGCCTCACGTAAGGCCACTGCACTAACAAACATCGTTGTCTTATTAGTGAACCGCTCAAAGGCATCTAGTATCGCTAGGGTCATTGCTGTTTTGCCAACACCTGCACTGCCATGTAAGAAAACGTTAAACGCCTCATGCCTCAATCTCTTAAACAGATCGGTCGATTGCTGCTTTACTATGGTGGCTAGTGACACATCTGGTTGTCGTTCTGGAAGCCAACGTTCAAAGCTAAATGCTGCTTTTCTACCAGACGGCCATAAACTGTCACGCTGATAGACTTTGCGTTTGAGTTCTAGGTAATCAGCTGCTGCCTTTTCACTTGCTTGTCTATCAATTTCAGCAAGATGCTTATTTAATTCTTCATCGCTAAGCAACGTGCCACCTTTGCTTTTTATCCATTCTTTGGCTACGTCTGATACGCTTTGCATTTAAAACCTCACGCCATCTTTTCCCATGACCTCAATCAGTTGTTGTTCTCTAGTCATCTGCGAATAATCTTTTTTAGTTTGTTGGGTGATACCAACTTCGTTTAGGTAGCCCTCGAACTTAGTACCAAACAATGTTTCTGGTCGCAAAAACTTTTTCATCTTTGGATCGTTTAACCATTGACTTGCTTTTGTGTCGATTACTTTCTTAAAGTCATCTAAATCAAATCCGTCGTTAGCTCTTGCTCTAATCAATGTTTTTGTCTTAGCGCCGCTACTTCGATACTTCGTATTGGCTTTTTCGTTCAAGTAATCAATAATTTCTTTGTAAGGTACTGAGTCGGGTTCGTCAGAACCGGACAATATATCTTTCCTATCCTTACCTAACCTATCCTTACCTAACCTTACCTGTGTCAACGTTTCGTCGACGTCTCGTGGACGTTCTGTATATGGCAATAAATCTTGTCGTTCGTACTGTCCGGAATCGTTGATATTGAGCTGTTCTAACTCGTTTGGGTACATCGTTTGGTTATAGGTGTCTTTGCGGATATAGTTATGAACTCGCCAATCTTTGATAACTACTACGCCGTTTTCAAAAGGTAATAAAAACTGTTTTGCAACTAACAACTTTCTATCGTCATCACTAGATCCAATCATTCTTTGAATTGTCTTAGTATTATCAATGAAACCATCATCATCAGCGTGCATATTCAAGTGAAAATACAACGCTTGTGTTGATAACGGCATGTCAAGAAACACGTCAGTGTCAGTCACTTTTTTGCTGAACATTCTTCGCTGTGCCACTAATTAACTCCTTTCTTTTGACATCAGACCAACCAACTAAATACTCTGGGTCTACATCGAAGTAGTCAGCTAATAGTTCCCATGTTTCGAGTTTGGGTTGCTGTATGTTGTTTTCGTATTTTGAAAGCGTTGTGAAATTAATTCCTGTCCCAAGTTGCATATATTTCAAAGTCAGCCCACGTTCTAACCGCAACTCTTTCAATCGGTTCATCTAACATCACTCCTTCCGACCAGATAATCAATTGAGACTTTGAAATAATCTGCTAATTCAATCAGTATTGCAACACGTGGTTCGCGCTCTCCTGATTCGTATCTAACCAATGTTCGTTGCGTTACCAACATGTCATCTGCTAATTTTTGTTGCGTTACGCCTTGCTCTTTACGAAGTTCACGCAATCTATTCATTTTCTGTACCTCTCTGTTCCTCTAACATTCGAACTCGTTGTTCAAACATTCTTTTTCTATTTTGTAGATTACGAATATTTTCCTTTCTGGTAAAACCAGTTTCTAGCTTTGAGGTGTACATTCGATAGAATCTTAATTCCTTAATTGATCTATCTAATTCACCTTTAGCATGTTCAATCATTAAGTCGTAATTAACTTTCATCGTCATATTCAATTTCTACCATCTCCAAACGACCCCTTTTGGCTTTTTCAACTAGCCGGCGATATGCTGGTGTCGTGTAATACATCAAACTATCAAATGTCTTACCAGTCTTTTTAGCAATCTCACGTGGTGTACCGTCCGCTATAAATTCATCTCCTTTGTATAAGGCGTATTGTCTGTCTGCTTTTCGCATCAGTCCACAACCTTTCTGATTAACTGAACGCTAAGACTTTCGCGCTTTTTCATCAGTTGACTTATTTTCAAATCCAAGAGTTGAAGACAGTCGTCAACTGCAAGCTGCGCTTCCTTTTCGGTGTCGAAGTCTTCCTCTTCTTCGGTATAATCAACTTCACTGATTAACGTGGCTTTCCAACTGACGTTTTGATATGCTGCGTCTGGCTTATAAAAATCTACTGCATCAGGTACGTTCATGCGATCCACCCACTTTCTTGTAGCGCTGCCAACGTGTCACCTGATAACAAGTAACGCTTTCCGTTGATAATTTCGTCTGACACACCGTTGAAGAATCGACTTAGCTTCCCTTGTCTCAACCAGTATTCAGTTTCTTGTTGTAAACATCTTTTTATTCGTGAACTCATACTGATTCCTCCTAATCAAAGTTATATTGCGTTTTAGACTTGATGAACTGACGTACACCGTCACGTGGGTAACGCATCCTCCCTGCGCTGTCACGGAACATTGGAAAGCCTTTCATGCTAACCAAGTCCGCAAGATTGTTTGGGTTGTACCCGGTCATCTTTTGAAGTTGTTTGTTGTTCAACAAGTCCGGAAAAAATAGGATTTCTTCTTTCTCCTCAGCCATTTTTCCTCCTTAGTTTTCTGAAATTCCTAGTAGCTTGCGAACGCTTTCGCGAACTTCTCGCGATGATTTGTTAACTGCAAATGTGTTGATCGCTAAACTAAGTGATGCCTCCGTCACACCAATCGACTTAGCTAAGTCCCGTTGTGTCATGTCGCGCTTAAACAGTTCATCTTTAACACGCTTTTTAAACATCTTTGCAGCGTCTACAATCATTTGTTCTGTCATGTTGCCTCCTTTCCTACAAAACTTAGTAAGTTTCATATAATTAGTTGTAAGTTTGTATTGACTAGTAGAAAATAATTTACTATAATTGCAGTATAAACAAGCATAAACAAAGGGCTACTAACCTTATCGCTCTGCCAAGATAGATAAATTTGTAGGTGTTTTTGTTTTGCTTAAAACTTAGTAACTAACTTACAAGAATTAGTATAGTTGATAATTATTTACTTGTCAACACTTAGGTTGATTATTTTTTACTTTTTCTTGTCTAAACACTTGGAAAGACTGATATGACAATATATGAAAGAACTGAATCAATCGCAAAAGAACGTGGATTAAGCATGCCGGAGCTAGAGAGAAAAGCTGGTTTGGGGGAGAAATCAATATACAGTTGGAAACGTTCTACACCAAATTCTGAAAAACTAGCCAGAGTAGCAGATGTTTTGCATGTATCTACTGATTATTTATTAGGCAGAACCGCAATTAAAAATGTTGAATCAAACAAAGTTCCAAAGGCTGACATTTTAGATGATGAAACTATTCTTGCTTTCGATGGTATGGAAATAGAAGAATCTGAAAAAGAGAAGTTACGTGATTATGCACGTTATATTATTTCCTTACGTGAGAAGGAGAATAAATGACAGAATTTTACAATTACAGTGAGCAACTATATCCTGAAATAGTTCAAAATGTTGAATCAATAGCTCAAAAAAGCAACGTAATTGTTATACTAGCTGATAATTTACTATCTCACGTACCCGATACAGCACTAGTGAAAAGCCGTGCCATCATAATGAATGATAATTTTGATATTGGGGTTGATTATTGTTATCGACTTTCTCATGAATTAAGTCATATATTGTATGGAGATCATGAAGCGCAAGCTGTATATCAATTCAGCGAATACGGTAAACGTGGTGAAGAATTACTTGCTCATAGAAACGCTATAAAGATGTTAATGTCTATTGAAATGCCAACAACTGTTAATGGTTTTATGGAATATTACCATGTTCCTTCTTGGCTTGAACACTATGCAAATGAAACATTTCAGTCTCTTAGTGTTGTAGAATAGGTGTATGTGCTAGGCGTCCACAATAAAAAGCTTTGGAGATTGGGAGATTTCGTATGTCGTCACTATTTGTACTAATTTTTTTAGCGTCAATAATTTGGTTTTTTATCGCACGAAGAAAAGATAAAAAAACTGGTGGTAAAACCGCCAAAAAAACTTGGTATATATTAATCGTTGCAGCTATATCGTTTGTGTTAATAGGCTTAACTAGTAAAAATCAGTCGAAAGAAACAAATGCAAATTCGCAACAATCTGTCAGCAAAAAAAGTAGTTCGAAAGTTGTTAAAAGTTCTTCTAGCAGCGTTTCAAAAACAAGCGCATCTTCAAAAAGTAGTTCTAGCGTAAAAACGGCACCTTTGAAGTCAAGAATCAATTCAGCCCTACTTAAACATTTGACAGAAGACCAAGGTTTTGCAAATGGAACCCTTGATGAAAATGGTAAGCCTTTGCCAAATGGTGAAACAAGAACACCAAATGACACTTTTTCATGGTCTAAAAGCATATCTAAAATTGTCTACTATGATGCAGGAACTGACGCAATAAAAGTCTATTTCACAGAAGACGCAATGAACAACCTTAGCAAATCAGATGGTCTAAAAGTAGCGCAATCAGCGCAGAGCATGGCGGCTGGTACCTTGTTTAGTGATGTTGCGATTTCGGACAAAGAACAAAATAAAATAGAAAAAATGTTTGGTTTAGATGCTACACACAAAATGAAGCCATATATTGTTTTGTGTGATAACAATGGTAATGAAATTGCAAGGACAAGTGCATGGGATAACCAGTTTAAATCTAAAGATTTTCAATAGATTTTAAAATAAGACAAATAAAAAAGCACACCCCAACCGGCTAAAGTAAAAGGTGTGCTCATAACATGAATAAACGCACGGGGCGTCCTATTAGATTATAACAGATATAAGCCCCCTTTTTAAAGGAGGCTTTTAATATGGCGTCAATCTACAAACGCGGTGAAACTTGGACGGCTAACGTGTCGTTTGTCTCGAGTGGCAAGCGTGTCAGAAAAACAAAATCCGGTTTCAAGTCAAAGCGCGAAGCAAACACATGGTCAATTCAAATCGAAAACTTGAAGATTGACAATGAGCTTAATCAGGTATTTTCGCCGTCTATTACAGTTTCTGAATATTTTGAAAAATGGCTTGAGACATACAGGACCAATCTCAAGCCAACGACTATGCTAGTTTATCGTGCTACCCTGCACAACATTCAACAAAGTGAATTGTTAGCTAACACACAAGCGTTCAAACTCACCAGATCGCGCGCACAGCAGTATTTAAATGAATTTGGTGCTACTCATGGTATATCAACTACTAAGAAGCGTAAAATGCAATTATCAGCGGCTTATAGTGATGCTGTGTTAGACGGCTATATCAAGTTGAACCCTTTTGATAGAACAACCGCCACAGGACACAACCCAAAAGATACTAAACTGAAGTATCTCGAAACTGAAGAATATCTTGCACTAATCGAAAAGGCAAAACTACTTGAGACGGCTACAAGTGATGTTATACTGATTGGCGCATTAACAGGCGCACGAATTGGTGAAGTGCTTGCGCTGACGACTGATGATATTTCAGACGGATTAATCAATATCAACAAGACTGAACAGTCAGCAACTCGCAAGATTGACACAACGAAAACAAAGAACTCGGTTCGGGTCGTTGATGTCCCTACTTGGCTCACTGATTACTTACTAGAAAAGTATGATGGCCGTCTATTTAATCTAAGTCAAACAGCGGTGAACAAAGCCTTTAAAAAACTACAGGTTGCGCTTGAATTTGATCACATCATTACATTTCATGGCTTACGACATACTCATGCCAGTTACCTACTTTCACAGGACGTGTCAATCGACTATATCAGTCACCGATTAGGACATTCTAGCACGGTCATAACCATGAAGGTTTATGCTCATATGTTGACGTCTAAAAAACAACGTGAAGTCAAAAAAACGATAGCCCTTTTCAAATAG